TTTCTTCAATGAAATCAAAGAACGCTAATAAATCAGTATCACTTAGATTACAATACCATTCATTATCTAAATCATAAACATGAGCTGCAGTGCCCTCATTTTTATTAATAGTTCCATCTTCATTAATTGGATGTGTGATTAATTTTCTTGTTAATGCCGTTCCAACACTATTTAGTAAAATCATAAAACTCCTTTTATCTTTATTATCATTTCTTATCATACTATAATATACGGAGAATTTGGCAAATAACCAAATGTTTTATGTGTTTTATTTGTAACAGTTTGTAACAAGAATTTGTAACAAAAATGCCAGAATTTATCTGGCATTTTACAATATGGTTTAAGTGTTCAAAGATGGTTCTACTTTTTTAGCACCAAGCTTTTTATTTATCGTAGCATTACCAACTAAGGTTTTACTACCACCCTCTGAGTGATTATCACCAAAATGGTTATCTGATAAATCATCCATTTCAGCGAGTTCGACTGCACTAAACACGTCATCAGAGTAAGAATCATTGTACTTTTGAACTTGTACTCCTGTGAATAGAGTTTCTTTATCAGATTTAGAGTGACTTTTATCAACTAAAGTTATAACTCGTCTTCCTCTCAAATCCTCAGCGTGTTCATTGAAATACTCCTCCATCATATCAAGTCTTTGACTAAATTGTTTGTCAGCAGTTACCTCAGAATGACCTCTAAAACCATGAGGATTTTTTAGTTTTTCAGTTTTTGAGTTTGTTCCTATAGTTTTTGTTATCGTAGCTATAACTGGAACATTTCTTTTTAAGTCCTTATCATATACCATCTCAGCTTCTTCAATATCTGTTGTGGCTTCACCATTTTTATCAAAATAAATCCAATCAGTAGCACTTGTTATATCTTGAATCATTTTAGTAACAAATTCTACAAACTCTTTATTATTTTCTACTTTAGCAATTTTTGGTTTTACAAAACCTTTATCATCTTTGAAATTCTTCAAATACTCAAATTTACCCTTTTGTAAGGAATAAGTGAATAATAAAAGATTCATTATATTACTCCAATTCACTTTTTTCTTTGGAAGAATTTTGATGGGTCTGGTTTTCTTTTCTAAACCTTTAGCTTCAACAAATGCACTAGCTAACTCATAGAATGTATCTCTAACATCATTCATAGAAGATTTTGTTACTTTAGATGTATAGTCACAAACATCATCTAACCCATCTTCTGTATTCCAATTGGAATGTTTGTTTCTTGAAACCCAACCAAGTAATGTAGTTATCAGTTTTTCATGACCATTGTGTTCAGCCTTTTTATCACCAGACTCCCCACTCAAAGCACAATCTAAGAATCTTCGTATTGAGATGTCTCCCACTTTAGATGTAGGATTAACCATATCTCTTAAAAAATCAACAACAGGAGACATCGACATCATTCGAATCGTCATAGGTTTAGGCATTGTTGAAGAGTTAACAACTTTAAAAGCCTTTTGAATTATCTTCAAATCACCAGAAGTAAACATAATTATTGGTATTATCGCGTTAAGAAAATAATCTTGAACTTCTGTTGGTAAATCCGTAAAAGATTTATCAGTTATTTTACAATAATCTGGTTTTTTCATCAACTCGTCTTTATCATTATAATGATTAGCGAATAATGCATCTAACTCTTCTGATGAGGGATAATATCTTTCATCTGCATTTTTTGGTTGAATCCATCTAACCAAATGATTAAAACGATGTTGACCATCTAATAAAACATACTTTTGATTTTTATCAGAAATCTTTTGAAAAACTTCAATAGACCTATCAAGGTTTTCAGTAGTTCCATTACTATCTTTAATGGATTTCAAAGATTCTAATACTGTTTGTACCTCAGCCATAACTAATGATGTACATCTTCCAGTACCATCATATAGTGAAACTAAAAAAGAATCAACTCTTTCATCTTCCCATTCTATGAATAATCTCTGCATAAGTTTTGGGTCAACATGAATATATGATGCTATTTTCATTAGATTCCTAAGTGACATTTGTTGAGGTTTAGGAATAGCTTTTTCTGCAATAGGTTGATAACCACGAAGTGGTTGATAACCACCTCCGGGGTGATTCAATGTGTGTGTTGGTTTTGTAGCCATAAGGCCCTCCTTTATTAATTAACATCCAAACTATTTGTTTGGGTTTCCCACAACGGGAATTTCTCTTACCTTATAATATACGGAGATTTTTGTTAATTAACAAGAAAAGAATTGTAACAGTTTGTAACTTGTAACAATATGTAACAGGATTGTGGAGCTGATAGGATTCGAACCTACGACTTCTTCCGTGCAAGGGAAGCACTCTCCCAACTGAGTTACAGCCCCAATGATTTATCTTTTTTTTGGTTTAACCAATCTAACAGAATAACCCAATTTATCAAATTGTTCTTCTGACATTCGTTTTCTTTTTATAAAGAATATTTTAGCTTGTTCTAAATTATTTAATGGTGCTCTATCCACCACATCATCATTTAATAATAGTTCGTACATTAAATCAATCCTTCCTTTTTAAATCTTGTTTTCCATTTAGACCAATTCTTTTGTCCAAACTTTTCTGCTTCTATTTCATACTTGTTGTCTTTGTATTCATCTTGGTCGTTGGCTATTCTGTAGTTCATTTCATATTCATACATATCTTTGAACTTCTTCCAACCATATTTCTTAGCGTCCATCGCGTGATATATTTCGTGAAGTATTGTAATCAAAAACTCTTTAACTTGACTATTTTTAATTGTCTTGTATTTTGTAGATAATTGTAACTCACCTCTATCTACATCAAAGTGTGCATAATCTTTCATTGATTTCAATTTAACTCTGACACTACCAACTTTATAGTATTTCAATAAATCTGAAATCATTTTGTTTTTATTTGTTTCTGATATAAATTCTCTTATTAACATCATTTTGTCTTTATTACATGTTTCCAACGACTACCACTAAATGATGGTTCATTTTTATTATCTGTATCTAAAAATGGACTATTTTGATGTATGTTTATTGTACTACCTGATATTTCACTTGGGTTATCAACATAGTCTTCCACAACTTTTTTAGCTTCATCGATGATTTCTTTTTGTAGTTTTTCTAATTCTTTTCGCTGTTGTTTTGTTAAATTTTCATCTTCCATCATCATTTCCATTATTTCCATACCTGGCCCACACATTATAAAAAACTCGCACTTATTTGATTACCAGTAACCCACCAAAGTTTTCCACTTCTATCTTGTACCAATACTTTTTTAGTGTCAAAATCTTCCACTTTAACAATAGTATTTTTATACAGCATACCATTTACTGATGGGATGTCTTCTTGAACACAAACTCTCTTACCTACACTTAATTTCGTACCTCGTACGTCTTTCATTATAACCTCCTATTTACAGAACTTTTTAGCACTTGGAAAATATCCATTGAATGAATAATAACAATTAGCACATAAAAGTCTTATATTATCGTTTAACCAATCTTTACTATCACCATTTTTAAAATCTATCCCTAAACAAACCTTACCTGTAGCTAAGTTAGTTTCATTATAACCACAATGATGACACTCATCTAACCAATAGCCTTTTTTAATTAATTCTTCTTTGACTGTTGATTGATTCCACTTTCTTGGAACTTTTCTCTTACCAAGTATTATATCTTCAACATTTGTAGTTCTGGTTACCCAACCTTTTTGGATACCAATACCAGTTTGATTCAAATGTTGGTCGAATACTTTATAATACTTGGCCCATTTCCTATAAGTGGTGTAACATCCATTTAGCCGCAGCCATATTGGACTTCGTATGTTTCTGAGCCTCCAATATCATATTCTTGGTTATTACTTTTCTCCTACCAGGAATGTTTAATGGACGATTTGCACTCATTATGTTTTCTGAAATACTTTAGTTTTTAGGTTAAAGTTATGAACTGTTTGACTTTTTAGATTCTTACCTTGAGTTTGATTTTCTTTTCTCCAGGGATTAGATTCTTGTGGTTGATTAGTTTGCCAAAACAATTCACCTACTTCTAAATCACCAAAATAGTATTCTTCAAAATCCACACTCATATTACTAACTGGATTGTATCTATCGTTTACTTGGTTATTAGTAGCCATTATACTTCTTTCCAACCAGCTGATTGTTCTACTATACCAGCGATAGCTTGAAACTCATCTTTAACTGAATCAAAAAGATTAACTTCATTATAACCACCGTCAACATTTTTTGATTTTTTACCTTTTGGTACAAATACACTTTTATCCAATTTATCAAACATTGAATCTAATGCATTTTTAATTACGAGTATTTGTTCATACCCTTCTTTACTTATTTTAGACATTATTTGTCCTCCTGTAATAACTTTTTTTCTGTTTCTTTTGCTTTATCAAAATCATCTTTTGTATGTTTATTGATAAAATCATTTACATCAACATTAAGTCTTGTTAATTCACCTAATGCTAATTCTCTAACAAACTCTTCTTGTTCTGAATCAAGAACAGTTGTCATTAATTTTGTTATATAACTACCTAATTTATTCATCTATCATTATCCTTATACTATCTAACCATTGATTGCCATAACCATCATAATATCCTACCCAAATCGTAGCAATATCACCTATATTTCCCTCATATACACCCATCATTTGATATGAATATCCGTCTTCACTTGAGTAACCTGCTCCATTTACAATCGGAACATCTTCACAATAATCCCAAGTACAACCATCAAAAGCTGTATCTGTTGTCCAACCAACATATTCTAATTCATAACCAATATATGCTCTTAATTGAGTAAATGTTTGTATTTCACCATCATTATAATCTAAATGATAAATACCATCTTCATCCATTGGTAAATTAGGTGCTTCTAATTCTAAGTGACAATAATCACAAGATTTAGTTGACATTGGATTATCACATCCAATGAATACTATACTTATTATGTATATAAATATATATTTAATCATCTTTTGTAACATATTTCTTTTTTCTCCTTTTATTTTTAGCTTCCTTGATGTTTTTTCTTTTTTTAAGTTTTTTTTGTCTTTTTCTATCTTCTCTAACATCATCATAATTTATATAATCTATTTTAGACATTGTCTATACCTCCAATATACAACATTTTTACTATATAAGTCAAGCTTTTTCTTTTATTTATCATCAACAACGGCTCTCCCTTTTAATTTTTTCCAATCTTGTTCTGGCCTAACCTCTAAATTAGTTTCCCAAGCACCTTTTAAAGTATTTACTGAAACACCTAAACCATCCATAAAATTAATCATAGCTTGTACATCTTTAGGAAAACAACTACCACCAAAACCTAATTTTCCATCAGGACCTGGAACATTTAAATGAGAGTGTCCTATTCTACCATCAAGTGAAAATCCATCAACACAATCTTTCCAATTAGCACCAATCTTATCTGATAATTGTTTCATTTCATTTAAATAAGAAACTTTAGTTGCAAAGAAACAATTACACATATATTTAATCATCTCAGCAGTTTGAAAATCAGTTCTAATTACAGGTATGTGTTTCCCGAACCTCCATCGATATAGATGTTCAACTTTTACTGTGTCTCCCCAACTACCACCCAAAACAATCCTAGCTTGATTTATAAAATCTAATTTAGCAGACCTCTCTGTTAAAAACTCAGGATTAAATACAACATGCATTCTTGGATAATCACCTTGAATTTCATTCGTTGTTCCTGGTGTGACTGTAGACCTAAGTAGTATTACAGGTTGAAATTCTTTATCATAATTTATTACAGCGTCTATATCTTTAAAAACATTATGAATAATATCTAAACTTATCGAACCATCTTGATTCATAGGTGTGGGAACTGATAAAAATATAAAGTCTGAATCATTAACTACCTTAGCTAATGTATGAGTTGATTTACTACTATCTTTGTCGTATATCTTTACATCTTCTACATCACATCCAGTGTTTGATGAAAAACCATGCGCTACTGAAGAACCAACAAACCCATTTCCTATTATACCTATTTTATACATTTTTATTTTCCTCCATCCATTTAGTTATGTAATCTTTTAAATTACCTTTTGGTTTATATCCTAATAAATTTTCTGCCTTTGAATAATCACATAAAGTTACATCATATTCACCTGGCCTTGCTGGAATATAAGTCACATCATCAGAACCTACAGCTCCAAACATTTCTGACACTTCGTTTATAGAGTGGTTTTTACCACTACCCAATTCAAAAATTTCTGCTATATGATTTTTACCTACACATTTAATCAAACCAGCCACTATATCATCTATGTGAGTAAAATCTCTTCGTTGTTCACCATCACCAACTATTGTTAATGGTTTACCATTTAAATATTGATTTTCAAAAATACCTATCACAGTTGCATATGTACCAGTTCTAATATGATGTGAACCATAGACATTATAAAATCTACAAATAGTTGTATTTAATCCGTAAACTTCACTGTATAATTTACATAACTCTTCACCACCATATTTAGACCAAGCATAAGGACTACCATATAATCCATGATGTTTTGAACTTGAACCTGCATATATTATAGGTATTTCATATTTACGAGCACATTCAAGGATATTTAATGTGGAATTAAAATTATTCACTATGGTTTCTTTTGGATTCTTTATTGATGGTTGTATTCTTGCTAAAGCAGCTAAATGAAATATTACATCAACACCATTCATTATATCATCCATTTTTTTATCTTCAAAATATGGTTGATGTGAAATATCAATCAAAAAGAATTTAGCCTCTTTATTAATATTTTTTTGACTACCAGTAGATAAATTATCAAACACAATTACTTCATGCCCATCATCAACTAATCTATTGACTAAATTAATTCCTACAAATCCTGCACCACCAGTTACTATGCACCGCATTTAATTAACTCTCCTTCGTATGTTTGTAACTTATTTATTTTTATTTTAAATATATCTAATTTAAACTCTCCAATTTCAAGATTTTTGTCATTAGCTAATATTTCAGATAACTTTTGGATATATTGAAAACTTTTATCGTTAAATTTACTACCATCAAACCTAATCTCAATATCATTTATAACTATATTCTTCATAGGGTTTACTCTCAGACTTAAATCAAATAAAGTGTTTGGTTGTTCTTTAAGAATATATCCTTCTCTGACTACATCATCCACATATATATCTGAACACCAGGGTTCTAATGCTTCTAATAATTGTTCATTACAATTCTTAACCACAAAACCTATATCATATTTTGGTGGTATAAGTGGTTTTAAATACTCATCGTGTTTTACAAAGTGTCCCCACTTACGAATAAAGTTACGAGTGCTTCTGATGTTTTGTGCTAACCACTCATCAGTTTCTCTGTTCTTCATAAACACTTCACCATTTGGATTTCTCTTAGCACCATCGGCAAATCTTGAACCTCTACAAGTCATATGATAAACAAATCCTCTCCAAGTCTGAACTAATTCATATCCAGCCAATACAAATCTGTTAAATATATCTGAATCTTCCTTTGATTGTGGTGCGTATAATTCATCGTGACCACCAATACTTTGGAAGTCCTCTTTCATTATAGCCCACGGCGCAAAGATTCCTTCTGTAGTTTCTTTTCCTAACTTTGAATGTGTTAATTCAGGTGATGAATTTAACCAAGTTAACAATTCTTGTTCTTTAAATTCTTCAGGTTCAATACCATAATCCATCAATATCTTTTCAGGACCATCTGGATGTAGTGGTGGTTCTATTCTTGTTCCACTAACCACAACACCCTTTTTGATATGTTTGTTTATCTCTACATCAAGTCCTGGTAGAGCATACATATCAGCGTGATAAATCATAACAATATCATTAGTAGCATAATCATTAATCAATGTATCGTATAGAATCGTATGTCCTAATCTTGTAGGGCCTTCGTTTCTATGTATCTTAACATTCTTATCTTTCTTCTGTATTTCTTGCATCCATTCCCAAGTTCCATCATCTGAAAAATCATCTGCCCAACATATCTCGTGTATGTATCCTAAATTCTTTCTGATAGAATTGTAACTCCATTTTAAATATTTTAAATTATTTCTACTTGGTTGTATAAAACTAATTGGCTTCATTTGTTTTCCTTTTACAATGTGTTATAATATCCACCAATACCAAATGGTATTTTTGTATTGATGGTTAAATGATTACTGTCTATGTATCTAGATTTAGGTATTACCCTAAAATCAAAACTAACTCTTGTTTGTGATGTTATATTGTCTTTATTTCCGTGCATTAAATTAGAGGCATCCCACTCAACACATTCACCATAATTAGAATCAAATGGTTTATAATCACCTTCATCTTCTTTTGTTTCAGCCCATATTGTATTTGTCCCATAGGCTTTTGTTAATGGAATATAATAATTTGTTTCTCTAACTGTTTCTGCCCATTCAACATTTCTATAATGTTTGTCTTTATGAAATTCACCAACTGATACATTACCAGGTAAATGAACTCTGAATGTTGGTATCTTTTGATAAACTATTTCTTCACCAAATCTTGGTTTTATTATATTTTTTAAAAAATCTACATAAACTTCGTTAAAAGATTCATCACATCGAATCATTTTATAAAACTTTTTATGCCAAATTGTTGATTGGTCATTCTCTCTCTCAAAATGTTTATATTGTTGAATATAATGTAGTTTAGATAAATCATATGTTTCTAACCAATTACATATTACATCTTTAAATCCATATTTTTTAACACTATAAAAAAGTTTATTTATCATAAAGTTCTCTTTGTTTTTTCCACTCAGGAACATTGTTAGATATTTCTCCATAATTATCAAATATTTTAAAAGTGGATACACCCTTAAAATGAAAAACAAATGAAGTTTTACAAACTGCTGGAAAATCATTATTTGGTATCAAATTATTCCAATTAAATTTATCTTCATTTTTTGTCATATTGTAGTCAGGATTAAATAATATATCTTTAGATTGTTCATAATTAATAATGTTACGATTCATCATAAAGAAAAAACCATTAAACATTTTAACTCTCGTTGTATCTAAAAGATACAAATTATTAGCTTTTTTTACTTCCTCTTTTACCTTTAACATATTATCTTGTGTGATTTGATAATTATTTGGATTATCACAATCTGGTGAAAAACCTTGATAATAATTTTCTACTGATTGAAATTGAGCATTGTGTCCAGCACCATTTGTTGTGGATAATGGAACTATTAACGAATAAGGCCACATTTTAAATGAATCAACTAGTTCTGAAATAGCACCATTTGGTATTAAAATATCATTATTAGCAACGATAAGATAATCATAATTTTTATTTTTAAATCTTTCATAACCAACATTCCAAGAATGAGTTAATCCCTTTGGTTCGTCCTTTGTAAATACCTCATAACCATATTCATTACAAATTTCAACAGTATTGTCTGAACTATAATCATCAACAACCAAAACATCAAAATTATCACTCAAAAGTTTTAAAGATTCAAAACATAATTTTGTATATTCAGATTGATTGTAGGTTGTAATTACTAATAATATTTTACTCATCAAATGGCCACCTTATCCTTGTTTTAACATTTACATTATGTATAGGTTCAACAAAACTTTCACTATCTTCACGAGGTAAACCTCCCCATTTATCTATAAATCTACGTTCACTTCTCATTTCCCACTCAGCTAAGTGTTTTGGTCTTGTTGTTAAGTTGTCATCTGGAAAACGAGATGTTCTTGAAGAAAAATGCCATAAAACAGATTTACTAGTCATAATAAATTTATAACCTTCAAGTTGCATTCTCATAAATAAATCTTTATCTTCCCAATACATTGGTTCAAATATTGGGTCATTACCACCAATCCATTTGTGGTCTTCAACTCTACAAAAATAACCAGCTCCACCAGCTTTTCTAACACTTATGTCATTATCTCTTGAAAATTCTTCACTCCATTCATCAAAAACATTTTTTTCAAAATCGTGATGAAATGCTCCAAAAGAATCAACAGGATAAAAAATAGTTCCTGGCCTATATGGTGGATCATTTGAAAATATACGAGGTTGTATTCTAAAAGATGAAGCGATTAATCTATCACCTTTATCTAAATTATCGTATAATTTTAATAACTCTATATCTTGATTTGGACCAATCCAAAAATCAGAGTGTAATATATTTACAAATTCTGTTTTAACTTTACTTACACAAAAATCTATACCACCACCAATTCCTCGTTGAACCTCATTATTTTCTATGTAAACATCTAAATTAAGTTTATCTTTATTTTCTTCTAACCATTCATTAGTACCATCTGTACAATTTTCAGCAAAAACAACTATTGGCATATCATTATAATAAGCATTTTTTCTAACTGACTCAATAGTAAGTTTTAAATATGGTAAATTATTAAAAGTTGGTATTACTGATGTTATTTTATGCATTTTTTACTCCATTTAAATTTGAAAAGAAATTATACCAATACATACATACATTTTGATATGAATACATTTCTACAACTTTTTTTCTAGCATTATCTACAATATACGAATAATCTTTAAAATTTCCAAGCACTTTTTCTATTGTTTCATTTAAATCTGACCAATCAGGTTTGACAGGAATGTATGTCTCCATTGGTTTAAAAAAATCTGGTTCAGTTAAAACTTTACTCATATCAGGTTTTATCAATAAGCATCCCCATTGAATTAATTCTAAATCCCTATAACATAGTTCTCCCATACCAAATGGTGATAAACCTACCTTAGACCTTTTCATAACCTCAACAAATTGTTGTGGTGTTGATTGTCCTTTGACGATGTTATACTTGTCTTCAATTTTACTCAACTCATCCCAAGCAGTTTTTCTATGTTTTGTATATAGAACATCACTACGAAGTTCGTGGTCCATATTACCATTATTCAATATACCTTGATATACAGCACAAACATCAATATCACGATTATCATTACCAATATGCATTTGTTGTAGATGTGGCCAATTGTGAGCAACATTATATCCAGTTAATTTTATTTTTGAATAAGTTTCATCAGATATATCATAACCCCTATCTAAAATACTACCATTCCCAAAAAACCATTTATTTAATGTGGTTTTTTTCTCGTAATCTTCTTTAGATAATAATTGTTTTTTAAAAAGATATTTAGCATTTGATTGAGTGAAAACTTCATAAGCTCCCAAAATAGATGTTGAATCACCTCCGTGAAATAAAAAATAATCACCTGTTTTTTTAGATATATTTTCTAAACCCCAATCAATACTTTCATTTAATGGTAGTGATAAGTTTAAAAATTCATCAGAACCTAAAAATTCGTAATCATAGTCATTAGAATCTGTAAGTTGGATGCTATAATCATTTAACATATCTTTAGATAAAATAAGACCACTAAAACATTTTATGTTTTGACTATCAGAAAGTTTAATTTTAATCATTTTTTTAATTTCTCTATATCATTATCTACCATTTTGTAAACTAATTGTTTAAATGGTGTTTTTGGTTTCCAACCTAATTCAGTTTGAGCTTTAGTTGAATCACCACGAAGCACATCAACTTCTGCTGGCCTCATAAATCTTGGATCCTGTCCAACATACTTTTTCCAATCAGTTATGCCAACACGTTCAAATGCTAAATCTAAAAATTCTCTGATGGAATGAGTTTCGTTTGTGGCTATAACATAATCATCTGGACTATCTTGTTGTAACATTAACCACATAGCTTCACAGTAATCAGGTGAATATCCCCAATCTCTTTTAGCTTCAAGGTTGCCTAATGTTATTTTGTCTTGTAATCCTAAATGTATTCTAGCCACACCATCTGTAATCTTACGAGTTACAAATTCAATACCTCTTCGTTCTGATTCGTGATTAAACAAGATACCACTACAAGCGAACATATCATAAGACTCTCTATAGTTTTTTGTAATCCAATGTCCATATAGTTTAGCTACACCATATGGTGAACGAGGGTAAAATGGTGTTGATTCTTTTGCAGGATTCTCAACCATTCTTCCAAACATTTCAGAGGATGAAGCTTGATAAAATTTAACCTCTTTGCCATATTCTCTAATAGCCTCTAACATTCTTAACACACCCAATCCAGTAACATCACTTGTTTGTTCAGGTGTGTTCCAACTCTCACCAACAAATGACATAGCACCTAAGTTATATACCTCATTAGGATTTGATTCTTTTAAACATCTTACTAATGAATTTTGGTCGGTTAAGTCTCCATTTAAAAATGTTATCTTTCCTTCAAGGTGTTTTGTATTAGTTCTATTAGGTGACGAAGTTCTTCTCTCCATACCATAAACTTCATATCCTTTTTCTAATAGTAAATCAGCTAAGTGACTACCATCCATACCATTAATACCTGTTATTAAAGCTCTCATTTATTCTCCAATATATTTTTTAAATCTTCATATTCATAAAACTTACCTTGTCCTGTAGCTAAAGTCTGTACATTACTTTTTGATAATCTTAAAAGTTCTTGAAAGTTTTTATTTTTTTGATTAATAAATGAATATGGATTATCTTCACCACTTACATACACTCTCTTTTTAGGATGTCGTCTAGCGTGAATGTGTAATAAATTTTTACACACAAACTGCATAAAGTTTTGTCCTAATAGTTTTTGAGACATTATAGATAATCCCTCATCATCGTTATATAATAAACAAGGTGGTATATTTACACCATACTTAATTAAATCAGATGATAATACTAAACAAGCTCCACTTATCTTTGGATAGTTTATATATGTAAAGTCAAACTCTTCTACTTTTGCATTTATCTCATTCATTTTATCTATTGGTAATGGTGACTTCGCTTGATTTAAATTTAAATGTCCATTTTCATCGTCTATAAATTCTATGTCAACATAATCAATATGCACTAATGGATCCCAACTAGCATCCCACATTTTTCTATCAGCAAAACTCAATAAGTATCTATGTATGTTTTGTTCATCTGTATATTTAGATAATGTTTCAATAGCTTGAAATGCTTCTCTCGGAAAGAAACTATCTGTTTCACCCCACATTACATAGTCAACCTTTTTACAATAGTTATAATTCAAATCTCTTCTGTAATCTGTATGGAAATAAAACCCATCTATATCCGTGTGAACTTTACTAACTACCTCAAAACCTAGCTCTTCTATTCTTATTATACCTTTATTAAATTTACTCAATATATCTGATTCTGTTATTTGATTTGTATCTATTGTTTCCAAATGTTGAGATAAATTTAAACATAAATCTATTGTAACATTTTCTTTATTCTCCACCGTTTCTAATAAGTTAATCATACCATCAATGAAATCTTTATACATTTCAATTTCAAACCACATTATGTGAGTTCCAATTACATATTTTTTATTTAATTTTATCATACTACTCCAGTGCATTTATCTTCTAGGATAATATATTTTCTATTTAACTTTTTGGATAATTTTTGTAAAAGTAAAAACTCTTGGTCTCTTTGTATATCATCCACTAATATTGGTACATTGGTGTTAAAATGAGTAATATATTTTAAAAAACCACTTCTACCTAACCAACCTCCAGGACCATCAATAATAATCATATCATATTCATCTTTATTAGGTAACTGTGGTAATAACTCATCAGGATTATACCAACCAGTGTCATATTTTTCAAAACCATCATAAACTTCAAATTTTTCTAAATCTTTATCCCACCAAGTAGCTTCTCCTTTATCATAACTTTTATTACCCACATTTATATATTTAGAGTTTTCAGAAAACTTGTTTTGCCACTCTGGTTGATTTTCTACTGAAATAATTTTAAAATGTTCAGATAAACGAACAGTAGTTCCATATCCACTACCTAATTCTAAAATTGTTTTACCTTTTTCTAAATTTTTTATTATATAATTGTAACTAAAATCAGACATATGTATTGATTTATCTCCCATTAAATATTACTCCATAAATGATTGTAAGTTTTTTCCATCCAATCATAAGTTAATTCATCATTTACATTATTTGGAATACTGTTATACTGATATATCCACCCCATTTTAGTAAATAGTAATCTATCATCTAATAGTTCTTTTCTAAATAAATCAGTCATATTAAACTCATATGGTAATACTTTATAATCAATGTTTAACAAATGTGTCAAAAAGTTGACAGGAGTTTGGTCTGTACCTGCATGCCATGTCTTTTCAGCGTTAAGTAAATTTTCTCTATTTTGATGAAAGTAATCGACAATCTTTTTAAAAAAATGTTTGTGTTTTTTATTAAAAATTAACATACCACTATCAAAGTAATGATGCCAAGGAAACATATACCCATCAAAAAAATATTTTGAATAGTTTTCAATACTTCTTAATATCCAATCATAACTTCCTTCATTATGAACAAAACAAAATTTGTTTTCACTCATTTCAAAAACATTAGGACAATTTGGATGTGGTATTGTATCAGCATCTACATACATAACTTGATTATAATCAATACCACTAGCATCTAACAAGTCAAAAACATAATATCTTTGCCAAGATACAGGCATCGTTTCGTGTGGTAAAACTTCTTCATTTAATACAAATAATTCACAATTATTTTTTTTACACCATTTATCCCAACTTTTTATTGCAAATTTATATGGATTACTTCTTGATTTTGCCCACCTACCAACATCTTTTTGTTTACCTTTTAATTTTATATCAACTATAAAAACTACATTTTTTTTACTCATGCTACATCACTCCCATATTACAAATAACACCCTCTCGTGTTATAAATTTTATTTCTTTATTTGATAAGTTCCTACATGTAAAGTTTGTATGTTCTCCTATGTGCATGTTTATCTGTAAATTACAAGAATGAATAGCTTTTTTTATAACCTCATCAGGCTGACCATAATCATCAAAAACAAGTATCATATTTTTATTTTTTTCTAAAAGTCTTTTTATGTCAGACCTAATACCTTCATATTCGTGAGTAGCATCAACAAAAGCTATATCTATGTTCTCAGGTATTCTAAAGTTAGAATCATACACATCAGCTTTAGATACCTCAACATTATCAACATCTTTACATTTTCTTTTGATACTTTCAACATTTTCTTCTATTCGTTCAAATGCATATACTTTTTTAAAACACTCTGCTAACACTCTTGTTGTATCTCCTCTACAAGACCCAAGTTCTAAACAGTTTAAGTCTTTTCTATTACTGAAATTTATTATTATATCTTCTTTAAATTTTCTTGATGTTGTTTTTACCCAAGTATCTTTATGTTTTAATTTGTTTAAAATATAATCATCATCGTAATTGTCTTTAACTAAATCCCAAGTTTGTCTCATTAAATCATTTCTCATTCTTTTATCAAAACCACTAAAAACCCAAATGTTTCCATGCTTTATGAAATGTGGCGTCTTGTCTTCATCCAACTGCCAATTGTGTTTTATTAACTCTTTTCTTGATAAATGTGATAATCTAAAAGGTATTGGTAAATCTGTAACCTCAACATTATTGATTTGCATAATATAATTTAAAGGTGTTTGACAAGTTCCTCTTCTAACAGTTTTCTGTATATGTACAAACTCATCAGCTTTCGAAAGATAAGTATCTTTAAATTTTGAAAATATATCTCTATGAGATTTATTAAACACAACAAATCCATCATTAAAATATTTAGATATATCTAATTCATAATCATCAAATAAGTGCTTATAACCTTGTACACTTTCATAAACCCAAGCCATATTGTCTTTTTCAAGATTAGCAGTGAATTTATTTTTTGTTAATTTAAAAAAGTCTGGACAATCCCATTTAGGTATGGAACATGCATCAACCATAGCGACTTGATTGTATTCAATATTTTTTTCATCTAAGAAATCAAAAATATCAAACCACCTCTGCACAGTAATTCTAAATTTAGATGTGTCCTCTATTTTTGGGGAATCATAAATTATGAGTTCATAACCATATTTTTTACACCAATACCCCCAAGCTTTCTGTGAATATTTCATCCACTCCCAGCCACCAAATTTGTCTAAATCTTTATCTTTTGGAATAATCATCGGAATGATAACTACATTTTTCATATAACCTCTTTCTTATTTATATATATATATAAATATCAATTTATTTTTTTAACCATTACTTTTTTTAATTCAATTATTAAATATATTCTGACACTTCGTCCGCCGCGTTTACACAAGTTCCTATCTTACCTGAAAATATATTGAAAATATTATCAGTTGGATTTTCAACTAATGTGGGCCTCGCATCATCCCTATCTCTGTTTGGTAATACAGTTCTAAATGTGAACATTGAACCAATGTGTTTTACCTTATCAATGTCCACAAAAAACTTTTTAGCCGATTCAATGAACTTATCTATATTAGTTATTGATGGATTTTTAACAATACCTTTATTTAACAACTTATCAAACTTTGAATCATATTCTGGAAACTTTCCTACATTTGTACTATGAATTGCATGTACTACATTTCCCATAATGTGTAAACCCGTATCACCCAATGGATCGATACACATAAACGGACCATCCATTATAACAACACTTTTATTTTTATATTGTTTAGGTAGTTTAATAACTGGTTTCTCACATAACTCAAATTGATAATCCTTTTGTTTATCTAATGGTAACAATTGATTTAGATTAGCGTATGTTGTATTTATCACACAATCATCATCTAAATCAAAAACATCATAATTATTGTTTAAAACTACATTTACATTGTATTTATTTAATCTATCCCAACAAATTTTCTTTAATTTATTTGGGTCAAATAAAAATTCTTTTACCTGTACTGTTAAACTTACAACATTTTTATGTATAAAGTCAAGCTCTTTCTCTTTATAAGGTAAATTCATTTCATTTAAAAATGTCCAATATTGTTTTGGATTAACTAAACTATCCTCTTTAGCTATACAATAATAATGTTCAACATCTCCATTAATAATAGCATCACCATATTCTTTTATAAAACTTGCTTCTCCCCATTGAGACTGTTCTGCAGTCTCTTTACTTCTTGGATAATGATAACCTCTATGTAACCTGTATTGATTTATATAAGAAGCTGAATTAATTATATCATTATTCTTTTCAAATAAATTTACATTGTAACCCTCTTGTGATAATTTCCAAGCTGTTGTACATCCAAATATACCAGCACCAACAACATTTACACTTTTATAAATTCTTTTTTTAAATTCATCTATCATCTGACTTGCAAATAAAGCTCTATCTTGATTATATTCAAAACAAACACTACCCTCAAGAACCTGTTTAATCATTTTAGCTAGTGCATCTTCTGAACTTCTTTTTAAATCTATTCCTGATATAGAGTGAGTATCTTTATTTTTATCTTTTCTGTCATATAAAAATTCAACTTCTACATCATCAAATTTAGCTTTAAAATGTAATCTATTAGTTTTATCAATAACATCTATTGATTTTAATTCTTTGTCTTTTAAATAAATTTGAAGTAAATATAAATCATGATACATTAAATTATGAAAAGAAGCAGGCACATAATTTCTGTAATCACTTCTGCCATATTTTTCCCAAGTGCATTTTAATTCTTTAGGTCTATGAGAAAAAAGATGATGTATATCTATTAGTTCACTTCTATACCAAAAAACCTCATCTATAAATAATTTCACATTATGTTGTTTAGCTAATTCACAAAGTTCAAGTGATTTTTTATAAGTAGGAGTTAGTGGTTTTTCACAAAATACATTCTTACCAGCAAGTATACAATCTTTTACTATTTGATAATGAGATTGATTTGTTGTAACTACAAATACCCAATCCACATCTTCTAATTTAGAATGATAATCATCTTTACTTGTACAGATAAATTTTACATCAGACAAGTGTTTTAATTTCTGATGAAGTATTTTACCCCAATAACCATAACCTATTAAACCAACTTTTTTCAAATTACAACCCTTATCACTTCATAGGCTTCAGCATATTTAGTACCAATCTGAAGTCCTCTTGTTCTAGCTATATCATAAATATAGTCCTTACTCATGAATACTCTTTCACCTTGTGTTTTATAACAATCCAACATTTTCATTTTTAAATCTAAATCTTTTTTGTTTAACTTTACAAATAAATCAGTTCTAAATGTTCTACAATTCCATAATAATTCATATCCAAGTATTGTGGTTTTTTTAAATGCTCTAAAACACTCTTCATATATAACTTTATGGTCTTGATGATTGTCATAAGATGATGGACATATGACAACATCATATTTTTTTTCTTGATTTAGTTTCCATAAAGTATCTAAAACTCGTTGTCGCTGTTCATTTAAAACTCTTGGTTCAAAATTTAAAAATTTTGTATTTGCACCAATTAAATTCATAGCGTTATGAAACTCATCCACAGGACTACCTTTTGACAATGGTTGTGCTGAAGTGAAAGATATAGCGTCTATTTCTGCTTTATCTTTGTATCTTGATAATAAACCACCACACCCCAATTCTATATCATCGGTGTGAGGAGCTAATGCTAGTATTTTTTTAAATTTCATATTATTTTTTACCTATAATTTTAGTTGTTGAATAATCACCCACTCTATCAAAGAATATAAGTTTCTCAGCCCATTTTTTACCAATTACTTTTCCATCTTTCCAATCTGAGCCTATTACCATTATGTGAGGTTTTATCCATTTAATTGTACTTTCCAATTCATCTGTTGAATTAAATGGAATAACTTTATCAATGTAAATAATTGAATTTAACATAGTTATTCTATCATTTAAACAATTAATAGGTCTATCCTCTCCCTTATCTTTTTTAACTTTTTCATCAGTATCCACTCCAACAATTAATTCTTCACCAAGTGATTTAGCATACTTGAATAATTCTATATGTCCTCTATGTAAAACATCAAAACAACCATTAGTCCACACTTTCATTTTGACTGTCCCCTTTCCATACTCTATAACTATCTTCATCAAAATGTTCTGTTGATACTTCAAACACCACACCATCCGTTAATGCTTCCAACTGATGTGGTTGTCCAACTCGTTGTCTAACTACATCACCTTTATTAAGAGCTACTATTTTAGTCTCAGCAGTTTCTGTATCTATCCAACGATAAATAAATTCACCCTCGTTCACATACCAAGTTTCATCTTTAATCAAATGATAGTGCATTGAAAACTTACAACCTTTTTTAAACTTCAAAAGTTTACCACAATACATTTCATTATTTTCAATAATAATTTCTTCACCCCAACCTTTTGGAACTTTACAGCCTTCACACACTTTTGGTTTGATTTTATGTCCCATTATATTTCCTCTATCCTTTTTGTTTTGTCACATATGAATAAATCATATGATGGTTTTTTTTGTTCTTCAATTCTTGTATATTTACAACCCCAATTAGTTAGTTGATATTCAGTGAATGGTTTCCAATTCAATCCACTATGTCCACCACGAGCAGTCCAATATATTATTTCGTTTCCTTCATCGTATAATTTATTTATCTTATCTATCTGCTCTTGTCTTGGTTTTGAACTATGGTAATCAGAGTTTTTGGTATGACAAATAGTATTATCTATGTCTACATAAATTATCATATTGTTGCTACTCCGTGTTTTTGAACTACTATTGTTGCACATTCTTGTGCATAGTTAATAGCTTTTTTTATATCATTAGTTCTTAAAAAATTTAACACAAATCCTGCGAAAAATGTATCACCTGCACCTGAATAATCTTTGATACTCTCAACTGCAGACACTGGATAAATCTCGTCTAAATACTGACAACCCTTAGAACCTTTAGTAATAATTAATTTATTTTTAAGTTTATCATAATCTATGTAATCTTTAGTTTTTTCATATTCCTTTTCGTTTATTTTTAAATAATTAACATCATAAACCCAATTTCCTAACTTTCTTTTTGTATCTAAAAAAACATTATTATTGTGTTCTATTAAAAATTTAATATCAGTTTCATTTAAAAAACCTTTACAATAATCAGACACAACTAATGCATCAAAATTAAAATTTTCATATGTATTTTTTTGTATTTTTAAAATAACATCACTTGGAACTCTATCTGTAGAATCATTTTCATCAATTCGTAACATAATTGAATTTGTCTTTTCATCTACATATCTTGTTTTTTTTATATCATTTAAATTAGTTATTATCTTTACATCTGCGCCCATTTTGTTTAAATTTTTTGAAACATTTTTAGCCATTCCACCATTTGTCGTGGTTTTAATTGGATTTAATATTGGGACTGGTGCTTCAGGACATATCCTATTACATGTTCCATAAACAAAAACATCCGTGCAACTATCTCCAATAACTAAAATTTTATTCATCCCAACTAATCTCCCAATCTTTAAACTCATCAGCTATACAATCAATCTTATAATCTTTTCTACCACCAATAGAAGATTGAATTATATTTTTAGAAGTGTTTCTGATACCATTTAATCCGTGAGTTAGTAAAAGATTCTCTCCAGCATTTATACCTTTTCTAGCTTCAGACTCATTATGCCATATATGAAGATTCATTTGAGACAAAACTATAATAGCTCTAACATCTTTTCCACTTAATTTAATATTATCATCATTCAACATTAAATCTATATCATGTATAATGTCTTTTATTTCACCAGCGTACTCTTTTTTGTGCTCTGGTATGAATACTTCTTTCAATTGTATGATTGATAATCTGTCTATAAGTTCTGCAAGCGTTGGTAAATATTTTCTTTTACTCATATTTTATTCCTATAAATTAGTAAAGTTTCTATTGTTATGTTTAATAATCATTTTGTAAGCATCAGATAATTCTTGTATCCCATCATCGATTGTATATTGTGGTTTCCAACCATAACTCTCCAACTTATCATTTGACACTATATAATTTCTATTATCAAAATCTGATTTAAATTCGTCTTCTTTGATAACTAAATTTGGAAAGTATTTTTTAACTTTTAGTGCTAATTCTTTTTTACTTAGATTAGCATCAGATAGTCCAACATTATACACATCGTTATTCATATCGTTATAGTTTTCGATACAGAATATAAAAGTATTAGCAACATCTCTAACATGAATGTAATTACGATTAAAGTGTGCTTGAAACAATATTAAATAACCATCCACTATAGCTTTATGAACAAAATCATTCACTAATAAATCTGTTCTCATTCTTGATGATGCACCAAATACTGTTGCCAACCTTAAACATATTCCATTATTAGTCTCAAGAATTACATCTTCAGCATCACACTTTGTTTTTGCATAATGAGATAAAGGATTGAATGGACTATCTTCTGTAATTATATCAACTGAACTACCATACTGACTATTAGTATTTGGCATAATTATCTTTTGGTCATCTCTTAAATTATTAACTATTGTTTGAATTTGTTCAAAGTTTACCCTTGTGGCCAAATCCTTATCTGCATCACATGCAGGTCCACCAACAATAGCAGCAAGAGGTATTATTACATCATAATCCACAATAGTTTTTTTTAATAAATCTATATCTGTAACATCTTGTTGTATAAAGTTAAAATGCTCATTAGAACATAAATGTAATAATGATATTTGTTTGTACAATAAATTATCTAATGCAGTAACTTTGTAACCTCTGTTCAACAACTCTTCTGATAGTGTAGAACCTAAATACCCTGCACCACCTGTTATCAACACTTTTACCATATTCTTAATCTCCCTAATAAAATATCTTTAAACATAATCCAATCAGATAACTTTGCATATAATGGATTGTTAAATGCTGCTGGTTTATTCCCTTCAAAGAAATAATGTCCACTCCATGCAAATGGATAAATTACAAATGGAATCAATGGAATTAAAAACCAATACCAATTATATAATACAAATATTGTAAATAATATCGTTACCCATTGGCCTGTAAAATGTAATAATCTACACTTTGGATGTTCGTGTAGAGTTAAATAATAATTATAATAATCACTTAACTTCATTCAATACCTTTAATAAATTTTTTATTTTACTTTTATTCAGTGATGGGTAATTACCTATATACCAACTAAAGTTATGAACATGTTCAACATTCTTAAACTCATTATAGTCTATATTTTTATCTCTAAAAAAAGGTTGTTTTAACTGATTTCCACCTCCTGAAAGTCCTCTTCTAAATTCTATTCCATTTTTTTTCAAAGTATTTTCTATTTTATCTCTTAATTTTAGATTTTTATTTTGCATTACCACTATGAATGCATAGTTACATTGTCCGTCTAAATTAAAATCTGTTTTGTATTTTTTCTTATCTAAACCATTAATAAAATATTTAAAATTAGCAATTCTTTTTAAATTATTATCATCTAATTTTTTTAATTGTGATAAACCCAATACTGCATTTATTTCATTACTTCTAAAGTTATGAGCTGGACCCATAAAAATAAAATCTGGATTCAAATCAGGATAATTATCTATATATTGTTGTTTCATTTTTTTATCAGTTATTTCTCTTGTCATTCCATGTGACCTTAATGCTCTACACATTTGATAAAATTTATCATCATTTGTACAAATCATTCCACCCTCTATTGTGCTCATATGATGAGCAAAGTAAAAACTAAAGTTACTTGCAAATCCAATAGAACCTAATTTTTCTTTATTGAATGTTGCTCCATGTGATTCACAAACATCTTCTATCAATAATATACCATTTTTTTCGCAAATATCCAAGAGTTTTTTTGATAAACCATTAATTCCTAAAACATGCGTGATAAATATAGCCCTTGTATTTTCTGTAATTTCTTTTTCCAACTTATCTAAATCAAAGGACAAATTATTAAAATTAATATCCACACATCTTAAATTAAATCCAGCAAATATAACTGAGTTTATATCAGATACCCAAGTTAATGGAGGAACTATTACATCACCACCTTGAGGATACATATATCTCAAAGCCAACATTGTTAATTCATTAGATGATGCTCCTGAATTAACAAATACACTGTGTTTTACACCTAGCCATTCACTCCATTTCTTTTCAAATTCTTTTACTTTTTCTCCATTAGTCAATCTTGGTATTGGGTCTTGTTGTAAAAATTCTATTATAGAATTAATGTCACCTCTATCTATATTATCTGACATAAGTGGTAATTTTAAATTTTTATTTTTCATTTTTATTTTTTCCTATTTTTTTAATCATATCTGTTAAACAATTTTCACATATACAATTTTTAGAAACTATCGGAATGACGTTTGGATATTCAAAACACCAACAACCATTAATATTACAATCAAATTCATTCCCACATTCCTCACAAACTTTCATTCTTTTTATTTATTTTCTTCATACCATTTAAGTGTTTTTTTTATACCATCATCTAATGATACTTCACTAACCCAATTAAATAATTTTTTTATTCTATCACTACTGACAGCTAATTTAGTTTTAATTGTAGGTTTACTTTCATCATACTTAATATACAACTTTTTACCTGAAATTCCTAGCATTTTTTTTACTAAATTAGAAATAGATATTGATTTACCACACCCAACATTAAATAATTCAAATTTAGATGTTTGATTTTTTATAACAGTATCAACACATTTAACTAAATCAGAAACATATAATAAATCTCGTTCTTCTTCTCCAGTACCCCATACATCAATTGATTTTTTAGACTCATTGATTTTTACCATAGTAGCTGCAAATACATGTCCCACATCTAAATTAAATTTATCATACGGACCATAAATGTTTGATTGTCTTAAAACCGTAAATTTAGTCTCTCCAATGTCTGAGTAAAATTTACACATTTTTTCAAGATATATTTTTGTATTTGCTCCACCATAATATTTTGGATACACATCATCACTTTCATTGAAATCTGTTTCTTTCACAGGTGTATCACTTGATTGATACATAACAGTGCAACTTGGAAAAATAAAATGTTTTACTTTTTGTTCAAACGCCTCTCTAAATAATAATGAGTTCATAATTGCATTATCTGTAATATGAATATATGGTTTATTAATAACATCTTTTACTCCTGTAGTTACTGCAGCGTATTGTAAAATAATATCTACATCTTTTACAACTTTTCTCACATCCTCTACTTTTGTTAAATCTGCTCTAACCCACTCTACCTCATCTTTTACCCAATCATCATTTATTGTATTGTTCCACACTGCTCTAATGTTGTACTCATCTTTATCTACAAAATGTTCTAATAGATTTTTACCAATGAATCCTGTAGCTCCGCATATCAATATTTTCTTTTTCATATTATTTTTTTTATTTAAATTCAATTGGTATTCTTTTTGAACTTTTACCTATATTATAGTATTCACCTTTTGTTATATAACAAGTTGAATACCACGGCCTAGACCTATTTGAATTATTAGAATAAGAACCATGAATAGTATTTCCATGTAAAAATACAATAGAATTTTTATTTAATACTAAATCAACTTTCTTATCTAAAAATTCATTTGGTATATCACATTCTCTACCTGGATTATCATTTGGGTTTTCTCTATAACTTTTTTTATCAGGAGCTGGTAATATTGGTAATTTATGAGATTTAGGATAAACGTAAACACAACCATTTTCTACATCAGTGTCTCGTAAAAACCAATTAGCAGTTATGTATTGTCCATTTTCATTATCAATATAACGATTGTCTTGATGTGGATTCCACGCCTGCCCACTATAAGCACTGTAAGCTTCTTTAAAAATCATTTGACTACTTAAACCTATAACATCATTTTGTTGAAGTTTTCTCAAAATGTTCACAACATTTTTGTTAGACATTACACCTTCACATATTTCAGAGGTTTCTTTTATCTCCTCCAATGTTATATCTGACTTTGGTCTTTCGTCCATCTCTAAAAGAGTATCATATCTATCTGGATTTATTATAGCCGCAAAATCTTTATTAGCGTGTCTTCTTATCACAGATAAGAATTTATCTGTAAATTCATTTGTATGTACATTCTCTACAACTACATATCCATTTTCATTATAAAAATCAATTTGATTACTTGTTATCATAACCAACCCCCTTTGGTTTAAATTCTTCTGGTCTTCCATCTATGATAAGTTCACCTTTATTTTTACCATTAACATACTCATTATATATCTGTTCTGCTACTAATTTTGGTTCAAGACCATATGTGTATTCTTTCACTGTTTTTATTCTTGTTGGGTAAACATTAATAACTTTGATTCCATCTTCTTCAGCTTCAATTCTTAAACTTTTAGAAAATCCTTTTAATCCCCACTTGGTTGCAGAATGCACACTTCTAAACTTTTTAGGTTCTTTACCTACTATTGAATTTATATTTATAATTGAACCATAACCTTGTTTTTTAAATAAAGGATAAATTTTCTGTGATAAAAGGATTGGTGATATTAAATTTGTATTGAGACTCTCTGCTATTTGTTCATATTTCATATCATTTAAAGGAAGACCATAACATGGTATTGCTGCATTATTTACCAATACACTTATTTTATTTTCACTAATTTTAGATAATTGAGTAATAAAATTTGAGTCTGTTAAATCTCCAACAATATCATAAACTTTAATATTATTTTTTTCTAAAAGTTTTTTAGTTTTTTTAACTTTATTAACATCTCTACCATGTAATATTATATCATACCCATAATCTGCAAAGGTTTGTGCGATAGCCTTACCCAACCCCTTACTCGATGCTGTAACAAGAACACACTTATTGGTATCTTGCATCATCTCCGAATGGTTCACTTTCGATTTTTTCATAGTTTATAACCTTATTTTTTAATTTGTTAGATTTTACAGGTTTACAATCGTAAAGATAAGCACCTTTTTTATTAGACCACCAAACCACTTTTGTACACCAATCTTCCCAAGAATCCCAAGTTTCTGTAGTTCTATCGACAGAATACTTAAAATTACCTTTTGTTAATAATTTTTCTTTACCTAATAATGTTGAATTATATACATCCCATATATTATGTTTTAGTTTTATTTCTAAATTTTTAGTTTGATTAGGTAATTTAATTAATGATTTATTTAAATTTATAGCTTCTGATATTACCGATTCATAATTTTTAATTCCTTCTTTTTCAAAAATTTCAAATAAAATATCTTTTGCATCTTCATAAAAATCTTCAATTTTACCCTCAGTAACTGCTCTTATGAATGCTAATTCATCAGGCGGCCACCAAATGTTTAACCATTTTTTTGAACTTACAAATTCAGGACCACCACTTTGCATATTTCGTGCGTGTTTATAAAAATCTTTAAATAAATCAGATAATGCTCCTGTTTTTGATTTTTTTTCAATAACAAATTTATCAAAAATATCTTTATAATCTATACCATAAACTGAATTTGCTATTATAATTGGTATTTGAAATAATTTATTAAAATGTAAAAACCCAACTATATATCCAAAAGTTCGTGTTTTAACCCAATCTTCACCTGGCATAGATTTTGTACCAACCACCATATGTTGAGTTTCATAAATATCATCAATCCACTCTCCTAAAGCTCCATGTATATTTATAATATCATTTTCAATTATGTCTAATTCATATTTTTCTATGTATTCAGGATTTCCCATATCTGTATTTGGTAAGATACTTAAATTATTAAATTGTATTCTGTTATGTTGACCCATACTTATTAACTTAGAAACTCCTTTAGTAAAACTTTCATAAGTTTCTTCAGGTAATCCTAATATTATATCTGAAAATGTTTTTATTCCATCCTCCATAAATTTAGCTTGTAAATCATAAAAAACTTCTAATTTTATATTTGACCTTTTAATCGCTTTTAAAGTATCTGGATCGAGAGATTGAAATGCGATTAAAGCACCTTTACTTAATCCACTATCTGACAGTCTTTTTTGTACTTGATAAGATACTTTATTTGAATTTTTAGTATTTTGAACTGATAAAGCATGTGGATAACCGTGTTTATCTTTATTTTCTATAAACTTTTCTACAATTGGTAAATCTCTATCCTTATACATACCAAAGTTAGCATCACAAGTAAAAATAAACTCTATTTTATTTTTTGTAAACCAATCAATTTCTTCGTATAATCTTCCTTCTAAATCATATTTAGATACTTTTTTCTTAAATCCAACACCCCAATCACAAAATGTACAAGAAAAAGGACACCCTCTATTTGTCTCCCATAACCCAATCCAACTTTCATCTGGATTATCTTTTATTAAATTATCAAAATAACCCTCAATAAATGGTGATGGTATTTCATTCATATCTTTTATTCTCTCTGCCTGTAAAGTTGTTATTAATTTATCACCATCTCTATAAATTAAAGATTCAACTTTGTCCCAAGTTTTTTTAGGATAATTTTCTAAAAAATCTGTAAAGACTCTTTCGCCCTCACCCACTGAAGCTATGTCAATGTAAGTATTGTCATTCATATATTTTTCTATATACTCTGGTCTTTCTGGAATATGACAACCACCAACTATTATTAATATATTTGGATTTACTTTTTTTAATTCTTTAGCAATTCTCATTGATATATTGTTATTCCATACATAAACACTAAATGCAACTATATCACAATCTTTATATTGTTCTACTGCATCTTTTACTTTAACTCTTTTATATATTGGATTTAAAAATTCAAAATCTTTAAAGTTCTTACAATGAAATTCTGCATATGATACCAAAAAACCAAGAGATAATGGCAAATAATTTTGACCAGAAAAACTATTATTGACTTGAACCATTCCGACTTTTATTTTATTTTTCATTTTGTACATACCATTTAATTAAATTATCTATTCCATTTTCTAAAGATATTTTAGGATTAAAACCTAAAGACTTAGCTCTATCTACATTTAAAACTCTCATCTTATCTCCTGTTATCTTTGATGTATCCCAAATTATTTCAGGCTTTTTACCACTCCTATCTATAACTATATCAATTAAATCTTTTATTGTATATCTTTCTCCACTTCCTAAATTAATTGGTTGTTCTGGTCCTGGTGATTTTTCCATAACTAACATCATACCTGCAGCTACATCTTTACTATGAATAAAATCTCTAACATTAGAACCATCACCCCAAACAACTAATGGATTGGTATTATCTAATATTTTTTTAACTAATGATGGTACAACCATAGCACTATCAAGATTAAAATTATCATATGGACCATATGTATTAGCTGGTCTTACAATTGATATAGCATCCCAATCATATTGTATTTTATAAGCTTGAGCTTGAAGTTCTCCCATTCTTTTTGCCCATCCTGCAAATCTATCATTATCAGATGGAAATGTTTTCCATACATCGTCTTCAAACAGTGTTTCTTGTGGTTCATAAACAGCAAGTGAACTTGTATATAAATATTTTTTAACACCACATTTATAAGCTGCTTCCATTAAATTTGTGTTAAATAATATCATAGGAACAAAATGACTAGCAGGTTTTTCTTTCATAACTTTAGGTGAACCCTTGATACATAATAAGTTAAAAACATAGTCCATACCCTCACAAACAGATAAACAATTAGAGTAATCTGTTAAATCTAATTTACTATAAGATACTCTATTTTTAAATTTAATATCAGGCTCTTTCATATCAGAAACAAAAACATCAGCTCCACTTGATATTAAGAGTTCAACTAATTGTCGCCCTATTAATCCTGCACCACCTGCTATCAAAACTTTTTTATCTTTAAACATTTTTAATCCTTAATTTTTAAATTATCTGTTATATGAGTATCTGGCTTTTTATCATACTTATCATTTTTGTATTTATCATAACATTCCTGTAATGTTTCAGTTGCTTTTAAAAAACTTTTCTTTCCTATTTTAATAATTTTGTTTTTGTCTTGATATGATATATTTTTTCCCAATTTACCTGTTGTCTTTTCACCAAAGTCTTTTCTACAACCATAAGAATTTGAAGTTACCACACCAAAGTCAATTGAAACTCTTAAATTTTTTCCGTTTTTACAAGTTCTATGTAAACAAGCGTGGTCAAATATTGTTAAATATCCAAACTTTAAATTACCAATTAGTTCAATATCCTCAAATAAATTTAATCCATCTGAATATGATTTTTGTGTATCAAAAAATTTGTCTGACATTTTACCAATAGGTTTGTTAAACTCTAAAGTTGTATTTTCATCACCCATTATACCTATCGTTGTTATAGCATCACCATTATGTCCCGGCCATGCATCTGAGTGTAGTCGTGTTGTTGCTGATGGTCTTTCATCTGTATCTAACCATCTACCATCTTGTATTCTAACTGTACATATATCAAGTGAATGTAATGTATCAAAATATTTAGTTTCTAAAACAATGTCATTAACCACACTCTGAACTTGATTATACTCTTTTATATTTTCAACTTTTGGATAAAATGCTCCACTTGGAGTTCTGTTAGGTAGATTCAAAATATCTTTCTCATAATTTAATAAAAAATTATTATCTTTAATAAATTCTTTATCTTTGTAAAATGATTTCAATGTAACAAATATATAATTTTCAACTTTATTTTTAAGTTTAGAAAATAAATCATTTTTTATTTTAATCTCTAATTGAACACCATTGTCAAAATCAACATTACAATATTCTCTAACTTCATCATAAATTTTATTTCTCTCATCTAATATTATTTTTGTATCAACTTTCACTAACTATATCCTTAACTTTACTAACTATTTGATTTGATATTGGTGGTAAGTTATCTCTATCAGGATGAAATCCAGCAGTTTTATGCTCTAATCCCATTGTGTAAACTTTCTTGTTTGAATCCATCATCATTCTATGTGCAATACTACTTGCTACACCTTGTTCGTAATCATCGTCTAAAACAATACCACCATGTACTGAACTATTTAAACATTTTTTCCATTCTTCTTTAAACACAAATGGTTTTATCCATAATTGATGGATTATGCTAACCTTCAATCCTTTTTTTTCTAATTCTTTTCTAGCTTTTTCAGCTTCAAATCTTGTAATTGAGATTGGGAATAAAACAATATCTGATTCATCATATAATACATCTTTAAACTCTACAGTATTATCATAACTTCCTCTATGTTCTGATATATAATACACACTATCATCATTTATAAATTCTTCATATGCATATTCGTATTCTTTTGGTGTCATCGGTGAAAGTATTTTAGTGCCTGGCATTCTCTGATATAGTGAGTGATGTGATGAACCCGCAACAGGACCAATTCCACCCTCCATAGCTATACTTCTTATGAAAATAGGACAAGGTATGTCCCAAATCTCTTTACTTTTAGAAGCGTAATTAACAATCATTGGAGCATTATACCACTGAAAGCCCTGATACCTTACAACATAAATTGGTTTTTTATTAGCCAATCCAGCACCCACTACAAATCCACCATTGGCTACATCAGCAGTTGTAACTTCTATCATACCATCCTCTTCATACAATTCAGGTAAAGTTCCACCAACCCAACCAACGGCAGTTAAACATTGTCCAAAACATAAATTATTTTTTTCTTTTAGATGACTGTATGTTATAGATTTTATTGTCTCTCTAACTGACTTCCCCATAGCTCCTCTACTAATTTTTTATTTCCTAAATCTATTATTTGTGCTTTTCTACCTAACTTTAAAAGTTCATCTTCATATCTATTAAATATATTTTCATTATCACAACCAGGACCGGCATGCCAATATCTACGATTGGTATTAATATTTAGTAACATTGGTTCTTCAAAAACATTCTTCATATGTTTTTTAATCACTGATGGGTTATCAGATATGTTGTATGAGTGTTTCATACCAAATCCCTTTGCAACATCATGCATTTCCCAACTTCGTCTAACTTTTTTTTCTGTAAGTATTGATAAATTGTTATCCTCTACAACAAACAATATTGGTAATTTCTTTGTAACTGCCCAACCAATAGCACTCAATGAATAATCTTCTTCTGCTGCAGAATCTCCAACAAATACAATTGTTGGTTTTCTTGTAGCAAAACAGTGTCCAACTCCAATTGGAACTTGACTACCCATCAAACCATCATGACCATAAATTTTTTTCTCTTTACATTGAACAGATGCAGAACCACCCATACCATTAGCACAACCACTTTCTCTTCCAAGTAACTCATCTACCAACTCTATTGGTTTTCCCCCAAAAGAAAGATAAGTAGAATGTCCTCTATGTTGAATAAAAATACTTGGTTCTATACCCTTGTTTTCCATAACTTGAGCTATTGTAGCTGAAATAAACTCCTGACCTGATGATAAATAGGCAGGAAACTTTATTTGTTTATTTTGCATTTGTTTAAATGTTTCTTCCTCAAAGTGATGAGATAAAGAAGCTCTATTAAATACTTTTAATCTAAAATCTTTCACAATAAATCATCCCAATTTTTAAATTCTTTTCTATCAATAACCACTACATCAGATATTTTTCTAGCTTCTTCTAAATCTTTATCCATATCATCAAAAAATACACACTTACCTATTTCAGATAAATGATTAGCTTTAATATCTGTTTTATATAACATAAGTTTAATATACGAAAAATAATCATATATTCCAAGCTTTTTTAATAATAAAATAGATGGCTGCTTTTCATATTCAAGATTAAAAACACCACCTCTTGAAATAAAACCAACTTTATTACCATTTGAATTTAAATATTTTAAGACTGAACGAATACCAGGTTGTAAAATACACTCAGATTCACAATCATCTTTGACAGAATCTTCATCTAGCTTTACTAATGGTTGTATCATTTGTTTAGCCCATATTGGTTCACCTCCTTTAGTAAATGTGTCAAATACAGTTCTATCCAAATCAAACATAAAAATGTCATATTCTTTACTCAATTTTTTAATCATTACTTTTCCTTATTGTCATAAACATAGTATTTTTGTCTATGTTGGGAAATAACTTAATTAATTTTTTAATTATTTTACCAGAAACAATATCTCCAGCTTGAACAACCCAAAATTTCTCATCAGTTAATATCCCACCATCCAAAAACATAATATTCTCATTGTCTTTTTTTTGATTTAAAATATCAATATTATTAATTTTTTCAACTTTGATATTACAATTAGCAAATTTGTATTCTGAATTTTTATCTTCTATCCAAAGACAATCTTCTTGTTTAGGTGTTTCAAAAGTACTATCTTCATATGGTTTACCTTCTCTACCATATTTATCTTCTAACCTAACTAAATCGTGCTTATCAACAGGTGTTTCTATTTCAAAAACAAATGCACCATTCTCTGATATAGCTTTTGTGGAATGAAATAAACCTTTTCTAATCATTGTTTTGGACACGGGTTTTAATTTATTAGAGTTTCCTAAAAATGAAACTTCAGCTTCACCATCTAAAAGAATTAAACCAGTAGTTTTATTTGGATGACAATGCATTGATGTTTGTTGGCCTTCAGCAATATATAAGAACCAAAGACCAACTTTATCATTTTCATATGCCAAATACTCATAACCCCACGGCTTTTTTACGATAGTTTTATCGTATGACATAATTAATTCCTTGCGTTGTAAATATCAAATGCAGCTAACATCCATTGTCCCATCCACTTATAATGTGGACAAGTAACAAGGTTGTTTGACACAACTGCTGGAGCATCTACAAAATTACCACCTGAATTAATTAAATCATCTTTAATACTATAATAACCTGAAACATTACGGCCCTCTGTTATCTTTGCAGATATTAACATTTGTCCACCGTGACATATACATGCTATAGTTTTATCTTTATCGTTCCAATCACTAATAAAATCTAAAACTTGTTGTTCTTGTCTTAGTTTTTCTAATGATTTAACACCACCTGGAATAATCAATAAATCATACTCATTCATTATACTATCATAATCAGTATGTAATTCATCAACCGTTCGTGTACTTTCCATATAAGTTCCAAGAATACCAAAGATTTTTCCTTTGACATTTGACATAATGTCAACTTCAAAACCTTCTTCTAAAACTCTATAATATGGATAAATAACTTCGTGGTCTTGATACTTTTCCCAAGTAACTATTAGTGCTTTTTTCATTTACTACTCTCCTATTTATCTCGTTGTTGTAAAATTGGATTGGTTATTGGCCAATCTATGTTTAATCTTTTATCATTCCATTTAATTGAAAATTGGTCTTCTACATCAGGATACCTTCCATCATACGACCATTTATAACTAAAAACTGAATCTTTACTTAATACTAAAAAACCATTACCTACACCTGGAGGTATTAAAACCATTTTTCTTTTTCTATCATCTAATATCATACTCTGATGTTGTAAATATGTTTTTGAATCTTTTCTGTTATCTACTAATATAAAGAACAATTGGCCATATAAACAAGTAATTAATTTAAAAGATTTAAAATCTCCGTGAATACCTCTTAAAACATTTTTTCTCGATGTGGAAACTTTATCGTGATTAAACTCTACATTATATGGAAATTCATCTTTTTTCCAAGTTGTCCATAAATCACCTCTAAAATCTGTGAATATATCTGGCTCTATTATTTTCACACCATTAATCAAGACATAAACTCTCTTTCAAATACTTTCCTAACAGACTTAAACCCTCCAATTTCGTTTACTGTTTCCCAAGCATGTTGAATTGCTTCAAATCTAGCATTCTCGTCTTCAAAATATTTTACAAAAATTTCTTCTAATTTGTTTAAATCACAAGTCGCAGTTTCAGGATATAAAAACTGATGTGAATCATTTTCACCACCTATATTAATAGAACCAACAGCAGCTACTTGTTTACATTGTTGTCCAGGTTGAGTTTTCAGTGGGTCTAAATTAAAATGATAAAGATGTGGACTCCACAAACTTACAAAATCGTGGCTAGACATATAATCAAACGGTTTATCATTATAAATAGGTTTGTGGTACACAGGTAAATTATATTTATTACCAATATATTTAGCAAAATCCATCGTATTACTTCTTCTATGATGTTGATGTGGTGTATAGACAAAAATAGAATTTGACTTTTCATTACTATAATATTTATCAAAAACATATTCAAGGTTTGTTGGTCCTGGTGTATAGACTATTTGTTTGTTTATATTATTTTGTAACTCAGTTAGATAAGGTATTTTAGAATAATAACCATTTGGAATTGAAGGTACTTTTACAAAATCACAATCATTAAAAAACTTGATTCTATTTATTGGTCTTTCTGGTCTAACTTGTCTATGAGCAGCTTCATTTGGACCCAAAACCATCGGTCCTGAATTAAAATTTGGTTCTACTTCTTTTACAAAACCTACTATTCTCGCATTAGGAAATCTTTTTCTGATACTATTTACTGAATATTTTTCATAGTTTTCATTCATCATCCCCACTCTCTCATTTGCATAAAGAACTAAATCAACCTCTGGATCGTAGGGTGGAACTCCATCGTACTCTGCTAAATTTAAAAAATAAGAACCTTCCCAAAGGAATGGATAAACAGGACCTTGTAAAAAACATTCAGGTGAAATAGCGTGTTTATACATATAAGGTTTATTTGTTTTAAAAGATGTAGCTATTCCATCTTTTATATAAAAAGACTCTATGTTAGAAGTGTAGTCCCAAATTTCAACAAATTTCATTTACTTATATCCCATTATAAAATTCATTTTGTTTTACTTGTCTATCAATTGTTTTAGGATGATAGAATGAAAATTGTTCCTCTGCTGGTAAATAAGTATGTTCTTTATATCCTGTTAACACTTCATGTACTTTATTTTTCCATAATATGTTTGGACGATTTCTCCATATTCTACCTTGATAGTCAGGATAATTTACCCAACCCTTTTCATTTACATTCCAACCCCATTTATTAATATGTTCTTGTGTAATACCATCAACCGTATTTACTCTTGGCACCCAATATAAATCTATCGTTGGGTTAGCATCTAATATGTCTTTTATATTTAACATAAAAAATTTGTGTGGTATTTCATCAGCATCTATATTAATAATATAATCACCAGAACACATACGAGTCAAGTAATTTTTTTGCCCACCATAATCTTTTAATAAATGTCTTTGTTCAAAAGTCATTTCGTGCATGGATGTCATTACATCTAATATTTCAATTGTTTTTTTATTGTCTGAATAATCGTCAAGAATTACTATCTCGTCTTCTTCGTCTTTATATTTGACTAAAAATTCAAGTAACTTTTGTAATGATTTATCTTCATTGTGAGTCAATATACTATAACTTATTTTCATTTATAACCTATTTTTTTAAATTTTCATAAATTTTTGATAAAGATTTTGATTTAAACTGATATTTTATTTGTTTAGCTGTTTTTACTTTTTTGTATTTAAAAGTGCGCCAACAATCAAATCTATTAAGTAGTTTAGTTTTAATAAAAGGTTTAAAAATTACAATTGGTCTTACACCGATATTCTCCTCCTCATATAAATTTAATTTTGGAAACTTTGTTTCTTTATCTAACTCCCAACCTACTTTTGTAAATATTCTTTCGAAAAGTTTTTCAATCTCTGTATGTGGGAGATAATTTAAATTTAAACCACTAAAACTTTTTTTATCATCTGTAGCAAACTCATTAGTATCCATAACTAAAACTAATGGACGACTTGGATTTTCATTTTCATCTCTATAATTAAATTCAACAACCATACCACTTTTTATTTGTAACTTTGGTATTGATTTTACATCCTTTTGACTTGAATAAAATCTTCTATGTCTTGAATTTTTCACTAATCACCACCTTGAGATTGTTTTTTTAATGATTCATTAACTGTTGTCATACCTTCAAGAAATAAATCATAAATAACAGCATTGTCTGTATCTATTTTTTTGTCATAAAACTTTCCTGGAGAACTTGGATTTGGATATTTTTTTCTTTCTTCCTCTGGTATTTCAACCATTGGTGCAAAAGCCCACTTCATCTCTTTTTTTATATTGGTAGGATACAACATACCAATTGGTAATGTGATTATACTCGGAATCCAAATATGCCCATTTTTTTCTTTAGCCCAATTCTTCATATCCTCACCAAGTTTTTGAAAGTCTTCATTTGTTTCTTTTATTCCCTTGAACTTAGTTGAAGTTGTATAACCACAATTAATACACTGCATCACTTGAGCTTCCTCTGTTCCAGCAACATGTAGTGCTTTCTCTCCACACAAGAAACAATTACTTATTAAGTCTTTCATACTGTAACCTCATCAGCTACCTTTTTTAGTTTTGGTAATTTTATTTTGGGTGTTTCAGAACTACCGACTTTTTTTAATGTTGGTAATTTTATACCTACCTGTGATGGTAATTTATTAATAATTGGTGAAATAATTTCATCAAGTTGTTCTGTCATTTTATTTAATGTAAACTTTTCTCTATTTACTTTCATTAGATTTATAGCTTTTTTCTTTACTTCATCGTAATTTTGAAAAGAATAATTCAAAGATTTATAAGCCTGTGTTTCATTTACATTAAACCACTGTGATTCAGGTATAATTATATCTTTCCATACCAAAGATTTAGGGACTTGTTTTAATTCACCACCTAATAACATCGAATTTGAATCAGATAAGAAATCTAAATGACCACTCCAATTAGTAGCTATAACAGGTAATCCAGTCATTGTCGCTTCAAGTAATGGTCTTCCAAATCCTTCCCCATGAGTTAATGACACAAAAGCTTTAATTTTTGGGTGATTATATAATTTATTAATTTCTTCATCTGAAAGAGACCCATGCAATAAATAAACATTTGGTAAATTCCAATCTGATGGGAATCTTGATTTAACATCTTTTATTTTTGCTAAACAATCTTCTCTATCTAATATAGAAAATCCCGCACCATTTGTTTTTAGTATCAATGCAGGTTGTTTTTCTTTATTCGCAAATGATTCATAAAATATTTTAATTAATTTAGCTATGTCTTTTCTGTCCTCACCATAACCACCTTTAGTCCACTGACCAATATGTAAAAAACAAAAATCTTCGTTAATATTATCCACCAAATTTAAACTAACATTATTAATTGGTTTGTAAATATCCTCATTAGCACCTTCAAATAAAGTTTCAATTGGTTTTTCTAATTTCAACTCACCAATTTTTTGTTGTTTACCATCTGGTGCTTGTTGTATTTTTTCATAAAGAGCATCAACAAACCCTTTTTTAGAATGTTCTGATGGAACAAGAACTAAATCCATTTTATTACAACCCTCTATCCAAGCATTTGAAACAGCTGTTGTTTCAATACCAGCGGTTATACCGATGTTAACTTTTCCCCATTGTTGAAACTCATTTGGTATTCTAATATCAACATATACATCAGGTTGTCTGTCCATTTTTGGTTCTTTTAAGATACAATTAATAATATTTTTATCATTATCATTATTTTCATCAAGAGCATTTCTTGGACATTCTCCCCAGGGAACGTCTTGTATTTTAATTTCATATTTATTATGTTTAATGAAAGAACGAACTAAATCTCTAGCGTGGTCACCATATCCACTTCGTGATGAAACAGGTGCACATATTAACATTAATTTTTTCATTACACTACCTCCAATGTATATTTTTCTCTTGGTTTCCATTTTTCAAATGTAGTATCTATATTTTTAATAAATGATTCTGATAAATGTTTACCAGTCATTCTTGACTCATCACCTTGAACCCATTGTCTTCCAACCTCACCACATCGTTTTCGTTCTTCTGGCCCTACATTATACCATTCTAATAATGATTCACCAGCATCTTCATAACTACACCTATCATCAAAAATATATGGTGTCATTGGTGAACCTTGACAACTTATATTACTTGGAAACACAGGTTTAACCCATTCTCCATGTTCTTTATAAGTTCCTCTGTGATTAGATTGTAGTTCAACATAATCTTCAGCAGTTAGATAATCACCTTCTATATATTTACCATCTTGACCGTGAACTCCATCTTTTTTAAATCCACATTGGTCTTGTAATCCACCAGTTACATTAACCACGATAACTCCACCCGTATGTAACATCTCACAACTACCTAATCCGAATCCTTCATTGGAAGCCATATTGATATATACATCACAAGAGTTAAAAATCCAATTCATTTCTTCATCATTAAAAGCACCAGCACAATTATCGTGAGTAAATATTACTGGATACTCGGGTAAGAGTGTTTTACAAACAGCTCTCATATCAGTGCCATTAGCATCACTTGGAGCTGCATGAAATACTAAACAACATTCTTTTCGTTGTTCAGGTGTTAATTTATCCATCATATGTTTGTAAGCTAATGCTACATCACCAGGTGATTTTCTTCTAATGTTACGATTTAGGAAAAGGATTTTAAATTTATATTTATCTAATCCATGTTTTTGTTCAAACTCTTTGAATTTAGTATCACCCTTATCTTCTATCTTGAATATTCTTTTGTTGGTGATACCATGTGGAACATAAGCTGTTTGCCAATCCTCATAATTATATTTAGAAAGTATTCTTTTATTAATACCATAAGTTTGTTTTGATATACTCATTAACATATCTGAACTTCTATAAAAATGTGTATTGTATAATGGGTCTGGAATATCATCCCAAATATTATAATACATAATAGGAATGTTTTGTCTTATTTCATGTTCCATTTGATATAACCATACCCAAAATCTTGGATCTGTAAAGTGCATAATAGCATCTGGTTTTTCTACTTGCATTATTTGCCTTAATAAGTTTTGATTACCATATCCTGATATTGGATATAATTTTAAATATGCATCTTTGACACCCCAATCATTTTGAGCTGCTTTACTCATATCAATTACTTTACCTTCTTCTGGATGTTTTACAGCTCCACCAATTTGACACCAATCATATTTATGTATTGTCCCCATTACAAATTCTTTTGATTGTGTAGCTATACCTGAATGCATTCGTAAGTCGTCTGCTAAAAGTAGTATTTTTTTCTTCGACATAACCTATTTTCTCCTAATTAAAAGTTACTTCCGCTAACCGTTAAGTTATCGTATGTTTCTATTTCTTCTCTAAATTTCTCATCTTGTAAAAATTTATCAACTGAACGATTTGTTAATTTTTGTAAAGTCATTTTTGTATTGACTGTGTTCAATTTGAATCTTTCATATAATGATTCTAATATTTTTACAGATGTTAGTTTTGTATTTTTCATAATTAATCTCCATCGTATTTACATATATAAATATATATAAATATAAAAAAACTATGAAATAATTATTCTTTTTTTATCTAATTTTTTAGCATAGTTTAATGTTGAAAATGTTCCATCTGATTGAACTCCTTCTGGAATAAATGCAACTATGAAATCACTTGTTCCAGCTATAATCTTATTTCTCGCATGAAAGTTTCTAATGTTGTAAGGTTTTCCATATCTTGATGACGGCATTGTACAATATAAATTATGTACATCGTGAAATGGTGGATACTCCTCGTATTGTAATCCAAGTTCTAATGCATATTTTTTAGCATATTTGTCAGCACCAGTCTTACATCCACCACTAACTATAATTGTATCTGTTCCGTATTGTTCTTTGAGTTTGAATACAAAGTCTTTAATCTTCTTTTTATTCTCATATCTTCTACTCCCTACGATTGCGACTTTCATTACACTCCCACACTACAGTGTTCTGTTTTTCTAAACTCACACCATTTACAAGCTTTCTTACTTGGTGTTGGAATGATATTCTCTGATACTTTGTTCCCATCATTATCAAATGCTAAATCTAAGAATGTATTTAATCTTTTAGCTACCTTGTTCATACTCACAGTACCACTTGCCGGTGAGAACTTCTGTACTCTTTTCTGTGGAAACATAGCGTTTTCCCATAGTTTTCTTTTAACAATAAAGTATTCTACTTCTATCTTATCTATAGGATGATTGTATTGTTTTGAATAAAATTGTTTGTACAACAATAATTGTTGTGTTTTGTTCTCATCTTTTTTCATCCATTTATTCCAACCTTGTGTGGATGTCTTTATATCATAAATTGTTATTGTGTTGTGAAACTCATCTAATATCACTAAATCCAAGTAACCAATAATTTTAACATTTTTCTTTAAGTCCACTTCAATTGGAACTTCACAACCTATAAGTTTATAACCTCTTTTACTAAAATAATCAGCTCTTCTCTTCTTAACAAAATCTAATATATTCACACCATCTTGAAAGAACTCTCTTAATTGTTCCAATGTACAAGGTTCTTTACCCTCTTCTTCTTT